GTTCAGGTCTGGCTGACCAACCAAACGCTGGCAGATTTTACGTAGCAACGCAGACTTCAAAACGACGCATGCGTTTTCACCCAGCCTGGGTCGGAAACAGCCCTTGGTGAGCGACCGCTATTGGCCGATTTCTGCCTGTCGCCACCGGCAGCAATGGCCAGCTCTCAGCCGATCATGGTTACTAAGCGTGCGGGTCAAACCCGATGCAAATCGGTAGTCAAATCGAATGCAACCGCCTGGTCAAGTGCAATGCAAATGAGTGGTCAGTACGGATGCAATAAGGTGGTCAAGTCCGTGCAATTACGCACCTACATGCCTTAGGGATGGGGCAGGATCGTCGGCGCAGTGGATCACAACCACTGGAATGGCTAGGCAGAACCTCCAGCACGGGCGGGTCACAATCACTGGAACCGGTGGGCAGCATCACTGGAATACACAGAAAACACGCTCAATAGATTTTTTGACGGTGCTGGGAGCGCAGCCAACGACACGAGCAATTTCCTTGTTGGCCAAGCCAGCGCAGACAGCAAGGGCGGCACGCAGCTCTTGTTCAGCAAGTACGCCGGTGGTGCCTTGGAGCTTGCCGAAATTGATAACCGTGCTCATCTCTTTCATCCGTCACATTCGTTGCTGATGGACGAAAATATAAGCAGATTTATATAAGTGATCAAGCAGTATTTTTATTATTTTTACCAGGCCGCTGATTTTTCCTAACCGGTACGCGAAAAAAAACCCGGTGATCCGGGTTTTTTCGGGAGTTTGTGGTTGAGCTAGTAAAATGATGCGCCCCAGAAGACGCGCCCCATGATGCGGATGTTGGCGTCTTCCATCTCGCGCACCGAATACGTCTCATCGGGATGCTCATTGGTATTGTAGCTTTTCATGCGGACGCCGCCGCCTGGCAGTCGGTAGAGCGCCTTTACCCTGATCTGCCCTCCGTGGTCTATCACGTACATGCGACCGTCAACGACTTGAGTCTCGCGCAAGTGGGCAACAACGGTGCCGCCGTCCTGTAGAACTGGGGTCATTGAGTTACCAGAGATCGCTGCCGCCACAACGTGTTCGGGTAGCACTCCTTGTTTCGAAAGTATCTCGGTGTTGAGGTCGAGATGAACCTTTACGCTAATCTCGACGACCGTCTTCGATGGGTCGCGAGGGTCGTCCAGCTCAATCAGATAGGGTATTTCCTCCGTCAGAAGAGAGTTGGAAGGCGCGTACCGGCTCGCACTCCTGAGCTCTTCAATCCTGTCTCGTAATGCAGAGTTGAGCGCTGCGTCATCCTCGTGTTCGCCGCGGAGGATCTCCTCAAGCTCACTACTGAAGTAGGACGCAACATCTTCTGGCGAAAGCATTTCGCCTTCCCCGGATGCTAGCCATGTGCTGTTCACGCCACATGCCCTGGCTATCTGAACCAGATAGGAAGATCGCAGCGTCTTCCCAGATTCGAGTTGGCTGATGGCTGTCTGCGCGATACCAACGGATTCGGCAAGCTGAGACTGGGTAAGTCCTGCTTTCTTCCGGGCAAGTTTGATTCGGTCGGATAGATTCATCCTCTGATCCTATAAAGATACTTATGGGGTTGCAAAGAAGTTTGCTTCTGTGCAGTCTATAAAAAGACTTATCAGAGGCCGGCCTCATGGCTCAAAAAATCAGCGAACTAATAAATCATTTCGGTAGCCAGTCGAAGACCGGGGATGCCCTCGGCGTGTCTCAAGCAACAGTTTCTTATTGGCTGGCCGGGTCGCAAAAGGTTAGCCCCGAAAAGGCAATGCTTGCCGAGATCGTAACCGGTGGCGCGATCAAGGCCTCTTCGCTCTGCGAGCTTATTGCTCAGGTCGAAGCTCGCCACAAGGTAGGTGAATCTTCCACTGAATTCCCGATCCGCGCACGTGGGCCTGATGGCTCTGTATGCGCATCCAGTACCCAGCAGATCACCCAATGACTCCCGTATCAAGCGGCATTCCACTCGAAGAATTCATTGAGCGCAACGGCAGGAAGCAGGCGGCGAGAGAACTGGATTGCACCGGACCTGCTTTGTCGAAAGCAATCGCAGCAGGTAGGACCATTTTTGTGGATCTGGCCGCAGATGGCTCGGCATCGGCAAAAGAAATTAGCAAGTTCCCGGGACGGTAACGAGGTGTGTTCCTCGGATGCGCAGGTCTTGCCGCACTTTGGCTAGATACCTGAAGTATTCTATGGCTACTGGATGTAACCCCAGTACAAGGATTCAAGAATGAAGCACGCAGACGCACCAGAGCAACAACCAACAGGACCGCCCTGATAGTGCGCCTGCTTCAAATTCTGTTTTTGGCATAGCCCAAAAAGCAGAAAACCCGCCTGGCAGCGGGTTCTCAATCGGCACTTGTTAGAGCAAGCGCTTAGGTACTTCTTCGTCTAGAGGACGATTTCATGCACCCAAAAAATAGCAACAATCAACCCATAGCGCAAGACTCACTCACACTTGTGGTTGATTTTTGCAATACACCTATCAGCAACACAGGTGTCCAAATGCTCCAGGTCGTTGCCGGTATTGAATCGCGCGATGCGATCCAAAAGGCCCGCACCCTCGCTTCGGGTCTCGGTCAGATCTGTCGTCACATGCATGACAGCCTGAACTACGGCGAGATGGTTTATTGCGACGGCATGGAAACCTTGGAGTTTGTCGCCGACAGCATCAGCGCTCTTCTTTGGTCCGTACAGAAAGGCCTTCCCTCGGAAGTTGCAGAGAGGGAGCAAGCATGAATATCCAGTCGAATGAAATTAAGGAGCTGGCTGACGAGGCGGAGTTCCAGGTGCTTGCGACCATTGATATTTGCAACTGGGTTGCAGCCATCGCTCGCGCCATCGCTCGCGCCATCGCTCGCGACGTTGAGACTGGTGGCGGCGCTGATGTTCCGGTACTGGCGGACTTGGCCAAGTATTTCGACGATTCCGGCGCGACGAGTCTTGAGGCAGCTTTTGAGCAATTCAAGAAGATTGCGGCCCTTGTTCCCGCGCCACGTTCTGCGCAGATCGAAAACGTGGCGCGGGAATCCGAGGTGCAGCCATGAGCCGTGAAACCCTGCTCCCGGATCGTCTGGAAAATGCGCTGCTCACGATAAACCAACTGAGCAAAATCCTGATCAACAACGAGGCGTTGCGCGGTTCCGATCCAGAGCCACAGCTCGAACACCTGGACGTCGACGCAGTAATGCGCGCTGTGCTGCTGATCTCCGCCCAAGCGCATGACGATTTTTGCGAAGTCATGAATTCAGCGGGAGCTCGCGAATGACTATCACCCCATTCAATGGCGGCGATGCCGTCACCATGTCCTCCCGCGAGATCGCCGAATTGGTCGAGTCTCGCCACGATAGTGTGAAACGCACCATCGAAAGGCTGGCCGAGCGAAAAGTAATTGGTTCTCCACCAATGGTGGAATACCTCGATGGCCTTGGCCGGCCGGCCACTGAATACCTGTTCTCTGGCGAGAAGGGTAAGCGCGACAGCCTTGTCGTGGTCGCCCAGCTCAGCCCTGAGTTCACTGGCGCTCTGGTAGACCGGTGGCAAAAGCTGGAGGAGCAGGTGAAGGCCCCTGCACTGCCCGGCGACTACATCTCGGCTCTGGAACACCTGCTGGAATCCAAGCGCTCCGAAAAGCTCGCGATCGAGCAACGTGACCATGCCATCGAAACCAAGGCTGAGATCGGTTCGCGTCGTGAAGCCACGGCCATGGCCACCGCTTCGGCGGCTGTTCGGCAAGTGCAGAAACTCAAGGATGACTTGGGCCTCGGCACCCGGCAGGCGGCGATTCTCCCTGTAGAGAAGGCGCTTGGCCGCACGTTCGGCGTGTCCGGCTACGTGCCTCTGCGCCGCTGGTGCAAGGATCGCGGCATTACCGCCCCCAAAGTATTCCACCCGACCTATGGCTTCGTTCGCTGCTGGCCTGCTGGCGCCTGGATGGACACTTACCAAATTGACTTGGCTGACCTGTTTGGCGCCGACGGAGCACAAGCATGAAAATTTCCCACGAACAGCTCATGACCCAGATCGCCGAGTCTGCGGTTGAGTATCAACTGGCCGAAACCAAGCGCAACTCGCTGCGCCGCGAACTGAACACCATGTACCGCGTGTACTTCGATGCCTACGGGCGGCCCTTCGCCGACAGCAACAAGCGCGTGAACCCCCACGATAAAGAGTTCGAAGGCGTAATTGCTTTCACCGATGTGGCTTACACGCGGTGGAAAGTTCAGCGTGACCTCGCGACCAAGCTGAAGCGCAAGATGCGCGTGCTCGTCGAGCGCCTGGAGCGTGCGCTATGAGCAAAGTCTTGAATTTTCCAACACCAGCGCCCGTTGAGATCATCGATGAGGCCCACTTCGAAAAATTCGATGAGGCGGCACTGTTGCTCATGTGCTTTGAGGTGGCCGCAGACGCTGTAGAGGCGGTCTCTGAAGGTGAAGGAATCACCGAGCGGGATTGTAGTCACGTTGGGCTGATGGAAGTATGCATGGCGCTGGCCGTGATGTTCAGGCGCAGGACTGGGCATGAAGTTCAGCAAGTCTCGGCTGACCATCTCGACCACCAGAGGAAGTGCTTGATGGAAGGGCTGGAGTCCAAATCCCTTCCTATTCCTATTCGGCCTCCAGCGCTCAGCCCGTTACCAACCGCAGCTTTCAAAGCCCTTTCGACGGTGGATTTGGCCCAGGTTGGATTCAACTACATCAGCCGATCGCATGAGCACATCAAGGGTAACTGCCCGAAACTCATTGAGCTGGATCTCGCCCGCGCGCACTCGCTTGATGCTATGGGCGCGCTTGTCGTTCTGATTGAAAGGTTGTCTGGTGGTGTGACTTCGAATCCCGCCAGCGAAACGCCGATAGCCAACGCGCCTGGATCGGAGACGCTGCAATGACTACTCCCTTGGAATCAACTACCGGGACCCCGGTAGTTACCGTTGCCACTGCCGAAGTGGTCGCCGGCCCCTGGCCCAACTATTCCAACTGCCGCCAACTGCCGGAGCGTGAGCGCTGGGAGATCTACGCCATGGCAAAAGCTTCCCGTGGAGCCCTTGAGGATCGCGGATTGGTCATGACCGAGAGCTATCAAGCGTTCATTGCCCGGGTAACACGGGAGTTGGACATATGACTGCCGACACTCCACGCAAATTCCAGGGTGTCTGGATTCCCGCAGAGCGCTGGCTTGATCGAACCTTGTCGCCAAATGAGAAGGTCATGCTGGGCGAGATATCAAGCCTGGAGACAGGCCCCCGCGGCTGCTATGCAACGAACGCCCACTTTGCTGAATTCTTCGACCTGTCTATCTCCAGGGTTTCGGAGATCATCAGCGGTCTGGTTGATAAGGGTCACCTGCGGGTGGAATTGATCCGCGAAGGCAAGCGCGTAGTCGAGCGTCGTCTGCGACTTGTTGACCCCTTCGGTTTTCCGAATACCCCTTCGGGAAACGCGGCGAACCCCTTCGGAAAAGACGGCGAACCCCCTTCGGAAAACACGCAGGGGAACAATACACAGAGCAACAATACAAAGAGCATTAAAAACACTCCGGCATCAGGCGCAAAAAAAGTGCTTTCGGATGAAGGGTTTGAACGGTTCTGGAAGTTGTACCCGAAAAAGAAAGCTCGCAAGGAAGCGATCAAGGCATGGGCGAAGCTGAAACCGAACGATGAGCTACGCCAGACCCTGATCACCGCCCTGGGTAGCCACTGCGTTTCCGAAGACTGGACCAAGGACAACGGCCGCTACGTTCCGAATGCGGCTACTTGGCTCAACGGTGAGCGCTGGACTGATGAGCTGGTACCGGCATCTGCGGCGAAAGCCTCGGCCTTCACCGGCCTGCCCAACCACACCCCGGATATGTACCAAGGAGACGGAAATGGCCCAGCGTTCTAATTTCCGCCGCCAGCCTGAGCAGCGCGCCTTCGCCGGTGAGTGCCCAGTCCACGGTTCGATTGATCGTTCCGAGGTCGAGCAGTTCGACGGCTCGATGGCTGTCCGTCCGTGCAAGCAGTGTCAGTTCCACGGCCTGCGCGTAGCGTCGCAGGGCAGTGAAGAGCATTCGCAGGCGCTGACCAACCTGCAAGCCGAAAGCGTCAACACCGCGCTTGTAGGCTCTGGTATCACGCCTCGGTTTGCCGATAGCACTTTCGCGAGCTACCGCGGCACCACCCCGGCAATGGCCCAGGCGCTGGAAACCTGCCAGGCCTACGCCGACAACTTCGGCGAGCACTTCCAAGCCGGCCGCAATCTGCTGCTGTGCGGAAACGTCGGCAACGGCAAGACGCACCTGGCCAGCAGCATCGTTCAGCACGTCATTCGCCAGCACCGGGCCGTGGCGGTGATCACCACGGCCGCCGAGATCATTCGTGTATTCAAGCGCTCGATGGATCGCAACGCCGGTTACACCGAAGGCGACGTGATCAACGAACTGGCAAGTTTCGACCTGCTGGTGATCGATGAGGTGGGCGCCCAGGCCGGTACCCATTACGAGCTGTCGGTCTTGCATGAGGTATTGGACCGCCGGTACAACCTGATCCGCCCGACGGTGGTGGTGTCCAATCTGAACGCTCAGGGATTGAGCCAGTACATCGGCGAGCGAGCCCTCGACCGCCTGCGCGAGAACAAGGCGCTGCTGGTCGGCTTCACCTGGGAATCGGCAAGGGGGCGCGTATGAACGATTATCGCGAGCTATACAGCGACGAGGCTGAACACGCGCTGCTTGGGTCACTGATGCTGGATGGCGAATTGTTTGATTCGATCACCGCCAGCGTCACCACGGCGGACTTCCATGATCCGGAAAACGCGGCGCTGTTCCAGGTGATGCTCGACCTGCATGCGACTGGTGCACCTGTTGATCCCGTCACGCTCCACGACTTCAAGCCGTATCTGCCCAGTGGTGGGGCGACGATTGCCTACGCAGGCGAACTGGCAAAGAACACGCCCAGCACCGCCAACTGGAAGGCATACGCCAGAACGGTTGCTGAACGGGCTGTATTGCGCCGCCTGGTGGATGCTGCAGACGCCGTTCGGGATTCGGCCAGCGAGAACAAGCCAGTGGCCGAGATCATCGCCAGTGCGCAACAGGCGATGGCGGATCTGCGCGACCTGGACACGGGTGAACCCGACTACAAGCGGATGGACGAGGTGGTCAGTCGGAACATCGACATCATCGACTCCAAGTTCAACAAAACCTTGAAAACCGGTCTGTCAACCGGATTGGCAGACTTGGACAAGCTGATCCGCGGGCTGCGCAAAAAGACTGTGACCATCGTTGCCGGCCTGCCGGGTAGTGGCAAGACAACGCTCGGCCTGCAGATCGCCCAGCATATCGCTTGCACTGGCCTGGGCGTTGGCATGGTGTTCTCTCTGGAGATGCCTGAGGAGGAACTCGGAAACAGAGCGTTAGCGTCTCTCGGCAATGTCGACTTGCAAGTGTTGGATAACGGTCAGCTGCTCGATGAGGACTGGCCGCGGCTGACCTCGGCAGTCAGCAAGATCATGGATAAGCCGCTGTACGTCAGCGACAAGTCGGGCCTGACCGTCCCGCGCATACGCAGCATCTGCCGACAGGTAAAGCGCAAGCACGGCCTCGACGTGGTGGTGATCGACTACATCGGGCTGATCGGCTCAGACGGCAAGGCGTTTAACCGTACCTCCGAGCTGGGCAAGATCTCCACGGGCATCGTCAATATCGCTAAGGAGCTGGAAGTGCCAGTGATCCTGCTGGCTCAGCTCAACCGAGATTCAACCAAACGCCCGGGCAAGAAGCCGATCGCCTCCGATCTGCGCGACTCCGGACAGATCGAGGCTGACGCCCACTGCATCATCCTGGTCCACCGGGACATGGACAGCGAGGAGGGGCAGAACGGCGCGACTGAGCTGCTTATGCCCAAGTGTCGGCACGCGCCGGTGGGTTCATGCATCGTCCAGCAGCAGGGCAAGTTCGCCCGATTCGTTGATTTCGCGGGCCGCGAGCCCACCCAGGAAGAGGTGGAGATCGGGCGCCCCTTCGCAGACCAGTACAAGGGGAGGCAGGGGAAATGAAAATTTCCAGCTTGGCAAAAATCTTTCGGCAACACCGCGTCGCTCCCTCACCGCTAATTGCCGGCGAAGCACTTGGGGCCTTGCAATCTGCGCTTGAGGCGGGTGAACCGTACGCTCTACCGCCGGGTTTGAAGGTGGTCTCGGCGCCCGAGCAACTCGAAGCTGAACGCATCGCTGCGTCGATCCTGAATTTTCCGGAAGACTGGGCCTGGAAGATGAAGGGCTACACGCTGATCCATACGCCGAGTGGTTTCGTTCTGTGGGTGGCCAACCAGGACTACGGCCTGGCCGAGGTTTACAGCAATGGGGGAAAGTTCGACTTCTCCAAGCCAGAGCAGGCAATCATCTGGCCCGCGGTAGAAGGCTGGCTGGCGCGGCATAAGGTCGGGTTTACCGGCCGGTTACCGAAGGCGCGGATCACCGGCCGCAGTGGCACGTTCTGGTGCTACTCGAAGAAACACCCGTGGGCCGGGGTTGGAGATTCGCCCGAGGAGGCGTATCGAGCCTGGAGCCACGCGATCTCTGCCCAGTCCCGCGATGACACGATGCCCAATGAATATCTGCAAGTACGGAGTGCCACCCTATGAGCAACGTAACGGCGGCACTGCCGCGCAAGAGCCTGCTGGAGCACGAGCGCAAGTTTCTGAAAATCGCCGGGGATGGCCTGGCCCAAGAGAAGGTCGGCGGCGCCGCGGCGTTGGCTTGCCTTCTGGATATGGTCGCCAGTTGGCACGCCACACGGGTCAATATCGAGTTCGGGGATTACTGCAAACGCTGGGTTTCCGAGGGGAACGTCAAAAGCAAGTCGGCTGATAAGTTGCTGCGCAATATCCTGGGCCTGGATGACAACCCGCCACCACGTCGAATCCGGAGGGCTGCCTGATGACCGTCTACCGTGATGCTGGCCACTGCATCAGCCGGGTGATGTCGATCGAGATTCACGACGGCACTAAGAAGGCGTCTTGGCAGCGCAAGTACAAGGCGACCTTCGACGATGAGGTGCTGGGGGGATCGATAAGCGATGACCTGTCGCCGGAGGAGCGCTTGACCCAGGATTCAATGACCAGGGCGACCCTCAAACGAGCGTTGCCGGAAATCCAGTGGCAGGCACTGGCGGGAAAGTACTCGATCAACCAGGATGAAGTGCGAGCTGCTGCTGCCTATCTCACGCCAAGGGTTGTCAGTCCGGCCCACCAGTTGTTCAAGACAAAGTGCGTCATGGCATGGATGATCCCGGAGCGCCGGAACGGTTTGCCTGCATCCTTCTACGTGCTGCACAGCTGGGACGCTGACGGCACGCCTGAACGAACGCTGCGCCGGTGGCGCTCGATCACTAAGGCGTGGCTGGACGAGCAGGTAAGCGCCGCACACTTCGCGGTCGAGGCTCTGCTTGATGAGCGCGGCCTGTTGTTGAAGGAGGTGGCTTGACAGTGACCGAGTGACCGCGTAGATTTCGAACCTGCGGTTTGGTGCATCACAGGATGACAACCAAGCAAAGAAAGCCCGACCATTGAGTCGGGCTTTTTTATGCGCGTTGTTTTCCCAGCGATAGTGCGGTATAGCGGTGATTCGATAATCGCTGGAGCTTCCCGCATGAAGCGCGACAAAGATTTGGCCCTGAGGATCCTTCAGCTTGTTCAAGAGAACGCTGATACGGATGGCATGGATCTCACGCACCTGAGGGCAGCGCTGCCGGGTCGGCATGAGGCATGGACCATCGAGATGATTTACCACTTGGGTCTCCTGGTAGACGCGGGCTATTTGAAGAAGAAAGTGGCCACAGATATTGACCCGGCGTCAGTGCAATTAACCTGGGCGGGGCACGATCTGATTGAGCACTTAAAGAAATAGATATGCCAGATTCAATTGGGCTTGCCTTCGGCAGGCCTTTTTTTTGCGATTTTGTCGCGAGAGCCACAGCCAGGGTGGGCCTTCGGGCGGGCCTGGACGCGGTATAGCCGGAAGTCACGCGTTACGGCAGAACACCGGCAGTCAGCAACCCCAGACCTCATTTGTGCTTACCGGGGCGGTGCTGACGGACTGATGGAAAGACATCAAACCTATTCCAAGGCTCGCCATATCGGCGGGCCTTTTCTCGTTATGAGGCACGGAAAAATGTCCCGCACGATCCAATCCAGCAACTACGTGCCGGGCGTTTCCGGCTGGAAGTTCAATCACCTCACGGGTGACTTCGAGATCAACTCTTGCATCCTCGGCAGTGCGTCCAAAGCGCCCGAGCGCCAGATGGTGTCGGTCGAAGTGGCCAGCTGGAGCAAGTACGACTTACCCAAGAACGCCGCAAACCTGCTCCAGTTCATGCAGGCCGAGTTGCAAAAAGTGCCGGAGCAGTATCGCCACGCCGCCGAGTTCGAAGAGTGCGATGCGAGCTACGGCGATGAGTCGTTCAATGCTCGCCTGTTCCTGAGCTACTCCCGTCTCGAAACTGAAGAAGAGCTTGCTGATCGCCTGGAGAAGGCGAAGGTGGCCGGCACACGAGTCAGCACCAAGAATGGTGAGATGACCGTGACGCATGACGGTGTTGTGCGGTTCAAGCTCGGCAATTTGGACCAGCCAGGGCCTGAGCAGGCCGAGCCCTTCAAGGTTGATGGCGACAAGGTCTACATCAGTGAGGCCTCCATCAAGGACGGCATCATCAAGTCGCCATGGCCCGCTGCCTGGGGTGTGAGGATGCAGCTCGGCGAGGACGGCAAATACTACGCCGCAGGCATCGGTAGCGGGATTCCATCGCAGATCCTGGTGTCAGCTGATCGCTTTGCCATAAACGACCTTAGCGCCTCAGACATTCTCCGAGATATCGCCGGCATGATCGGCGAGACCAAGCTCGGCCAGGAACTGAAAGAGCAGATTGACCTGCTGGAGTCGAATTTAGCTGACCAGGTCAAGGCTGTGATCCGCAAGGAGCTCATGCCGGGCGGCCTGCTTCACCGCTCCCGCTAATTAATTCCTTCACTCCCAAGCTGGGAGGATATCGAGATGAACCCAATGCCTGAGAAAACCCCCGACTTCTGGGCCCAGGTCTGGCTGGTCCTCTCGAACCCACTGTGGCAGGGCGCAATCATGGCCTTCACGATCACACTCTTGCGCGTGCTGTACGACGCCAAAGAGCCGAACTACTGGCGCACCTTGTTTGAGGCGCTGCTGTGCGGGGCCTTGAGCCTTTCGGCCAGTAGCATCATCGAGTGGATGGAATGGCCCCCGAGCTTATCCGTTGCCGCTGGTGGTGCTATTGGCTTCATCGGCGTGACAGCGATCCGTGACCTGATCATCAGGTTTCTGGGCAGAAAGGCGGACTCAGCATGAAGGCGATCGCTGCAGGAATCATCATTGCGCTGGTTGGCCTTCTGCTTGTAGGCATCCAGCAACTGCGGGTCGAGGATCTGCGTGACGAAAAGCTGGTGGAGACCCGCGCCAAGGAAGAGGCCGTGAAGGCCAACACCGAGAGCCAGGCCACCATCACCACCCTGCGGGCCGAGGCCCTGCGCAATGCCGCGTACGCCGCCGATCTGGCCAAGCGCATCAAGGCCAGCGAGAAGAAAGCCGATAAGGCGAGGAAAGACTTTGAAAACCTCAAACGCAACAGCAAGCCTGTTCGTGACTGGGCTGCTCAGCCTATTCCTGACGGCCTGCGTAGCAAAGCCGTTGGTGGTGACAAAGACCGAGGCCGTAAGAATTGAAGCCCCTGAGCTGATCCCATGCGAGCGAGTCGATCAGGACGACGCCGACCTTCGCCTGAATGGTGATGTGTGGGAGCTCAAGGATAAGGCCATCAAGTTGCTCGACACATGCGCTGATCAGGTCGACGCCCAGATCGTTCGCAGCCATAGCAAGTAATCCGCGCCACGTTTTCGAATGCGCCAAATCGTGGCGCGCAACAAGGATCACACCATGAGCACAGTAAGCGCTGAGTACTACCAAATCAAAGGCATGGTCAGTGATATGCCCGCCGATGAGCAGGCCGAGGTCGCCCGCGTTGAAGCCCTGGTGGTGGAGCTGGCGAAGTCGTCCCAGGCTGCCGCGCTCGGTGTGATCCTGGGTTCGATCAAGCTGTCACTGGAGCCCTGACGATGGATCACACATTCGAATGTCCGAAGTGCGGGGCTGTGAAGACTGAGGTCGTGCCTTACTACGGTAATGGCCTGATGTGCCAAGCCTGTCGCCGCACGCTGCTTCCACCACCCACCACAGAGCAGAGTGGATTGCAGCCACCACCGCCCATGCGGACACCTGACACATCGATCACGCCAAGCGTTGGTTCAATGCTGGTGGTGCTGGTGTTCATCGCAGGTGCAGTGGTCGGCGCCAAGATGGCGGGTGGTTGGTGATGGCTAAGATACCCAGCCTCAAGTCAAGGTTGACGCCCGTAGGAAGCCGCAAGGTCTCAACACTCGCAGAGACCTCTGGCGGTGACACGTGGGGTTCAGGCCGCGGTGGCCGCCCGTGGCGGCGCAAGCGTGAGTCGATCCTGATCCGTGACAACTACACCTGCCGGGTGTGCGGGCTGACCACCAAAGACATTGAGGTCGACCACATCATCAACGTCGCCCAAGGCGGCACCGATGACGATGGCAACCTCCAGGCGATATGCATCCCATGCCACAAGGCCAAGACGGCGCGCGAATCGGCTGCCCATCGATGCTGATCGTCTGAGCTGCACGTCAGTGGCGTGCTACATAGTGCCAGTGACGTGCTACAAGGGGGAGGGTGGGTCGAAAGTTCACGACCTTTCGTCTCGGACACCACTCCCCCTCTCACGCGCAGATTTTCTCCCACTTTTGAAAAAGGAATTCAGCAAATGGCAGGCGTTAAAGGCAAGAGCGGGGGCGCTCGCCCCAACTCTGGCGGCGCTCGGCCGGGTGCTGGCAGGAAGAAGAAGGTCGAGCCGGAATCAGCAAATTCCTCGGCGGTCTTTGTGGAGTTCGAGGCGCAACCTCACGGCGGCGCATTGAAGCGCGAGAGGGCGGTGCCGGTGCCTGCCCCTGAGATGGATATGTTGGCCCTGCTGACCAAGATCGCGCTCGGTCAACTCGACGCAAGCCCCATCCAGGTCAGAGCGGCCATCGCAGCAGTTCAGTACACGCACGTCAAAAAGGCGGACGGCGGCAAGAAGGATGGGAAGCAAAAAGCTGCCGAGGACGCCGCCGGTAAATTCAACCGACAGGCTCCGCCCAAATTAGTCGCAGCGAACGGTAAGCAGGTTTAACTATGCAGTGGTCGACCGCATGCCACGACTGGGAGCAACGCCTGATAGACCATGAGTCGATCATCCCGCCGCCGATTTTTGTAGAGGAAGCGGAGCGCGCGCTGCAGATATTCAAGGAGCTCCGCGTGCCGGATCTGCCAGGCAAGCCAAGGATGGCCGACTGTTGCGATGAGTGGGTTTTCGACTACGTCCGCTGCATCTTCGGAGCCTACGATGCGGACACTGGCAAGCAAATGATCCGGGAGTTCGGCTTGCTGATCAGCAAGAAGAACACGAAGAGCACAATCGCAGCCGGCATCATGCTCACCGCTCTGATTCTCTGCTGGCGAGAGGAAGAGGAACATCTGATTCTGGCGCCGACAAAGGAGGTAGCGGACAACGCGTTCAAGCCTGCTGCGGGTATGGTCCGAGCTGATGAAGAACTGTCAGCGATGTTTCACATCCAGGAACACACCAGGACTATCACGGACCGAACCACGCTGAATTCATTGAAGGTCGTTGCGGCTGACACTGACACCGTTTCTGGCAAGAAGTCGGGCAAAGTGCTGGTCGATGAGCTTTGGGTGTTTGGCAAGCGAGCAAATGCCGAGTCGATGTTCATGGAGGCACTTGGCGGACAGATCTCCCGCGAAGAGGGATGGGTCATCTACCTCACCACTCAAAGTGATGAGCCGCCGGCAGGGGTTTTCAAAGAGCGCTTGAGTTACTGGCGCGATGTTCGCGATGGAAAGGTGGTGGATTGCAAGACGCTGGGGGTTCTTTACGAGTTCCCAGTCCGGATGGTCGCTAACAAGCAATACCTGAATCCAGAAAACTTCTACATCACCAACCCGAACATTGGGCGCTCTGTGAGTGCGGAGTGGCTAGAAGACCAGCTCAAGAAGAGGTTGGGCACTTCAGATGGATCCTTGCAGAAGTTCCTGGCCAAGCATCTGAATATCGAAATTGGTCTGAACTTACGGACCGACCGTTGGGCAGGGGCTGATCACTGGGAAGCCGCCGGCGACAAGTCGCTCAACTTTGATGAGCTGTTGCGGCGCTCCGAGGTGATCGTGGTGGGAATCGATGGCGGCGGCCTTGATGACTTGTTGGGTTTGAGTTTGATTGGCCGCGAGCGTGAAACGCGGCGCTGGCTGCACTGGGCGCACGCCTGGGCCCACAAGATCGCACTCGACCGGCGCAAAGATATCGTTTCAAACCTACGCGACTTCGAGGCTGATGGCGATCTGACGATTGTTGAGCGGCCTGGTGATGATGTTCTGCAGGTCGCAGACATCATCTGCGAAGTTCGGGACGCGGGACTACTGCCGGACAAGCAGGCAATTGGCGTCGATGCGGCCGGTATCGGCGATATTGTTGATGAGCTGACCACGGAAGATCGCGGTATCACCATGGAGCAGATCGTTTCGATCTCCCAGGGCTGGCGGCTCAACGGTGCAATCAAGACCACTGAGCGCAAGGTCGCGGGCGGCGAGTTTGTACACGGCGGCACGCGGCTCATGGCCTGGTGCGTCGGCAACGCCAGAACTGTCGCGGTGGGTAACGCGATTGCGATCAACAAGCAGGTGAGTGGGTCGGCAAAGATTGACCCGCTCATGGCTACCTTCGACGCAACAACGCTCATAGCGCTGAACCCGGTGGGTTGCGGTGATCTACAGGGCTTTTTCGACAATCCAATTATGGTGGGGCTTTGATGGCGCGCGAAAAGAAACCCGGGCGAATCAAGGCCACTCTTCAAAATTGGCTTGGTGTGCCCATCGGATTAAAGGATGGTTCGTTCTGGCAGGAGTGGTTCGGCAGTTCGGTCAGTGGTCAGCACGTATCGGTTGATAAAGCCATGCAGCTGTCTACGGTATGGGCCTGCGTCCGCTTGCTTTCTGAATCGGTGTCGACTTTGCCGCTGAAGCTGTACCGGCGCCTGCCGGACGGTTCAAGGGCTCCGGCGACTGATCATCCGCTATATCGGCTGCTCTGCCGGGTGCCGAACGCGGAAATGACCCCTCAACGCTTTATGCTGTTGGTCGTGGCCAGCATCTGCCTGCGCGGCAACGCGTTCGTCGAAAAGAAGATGCTGGCGGGCCGGATCATCGCCCTGGTGCCGCTGCTCCCGCAGTGCATGCGGGTCAAGCGAGAGGACAATGGCCGGCTCAAGTACACCTACACCGAGAATGGTGTGGAGCGCGAAATCCCCGAAAAAACCTTGATGCATATTCGCGGCTTTGGCCTGGATGGCGTGTGCGGGATGCTGCCCGTAACCACCGGCAAGGAAATCTTCGGTTCTGCCATGGCGGTAGAAGAGGCAGCCGCGAAGGTCTTTGCCCAGGGTATGCAGGCCTCCGGAATCCTCTCCAGCGACAAGACGCTCACACCGGCGCAGCGCGAGCAGTTGCGCAGCAGTCTCGGTTCCTTCATGGGCTCCAAGAACGCCGGCAAGATCATGGTGGCCGAGGCCGGGCTGAAGTATCAGGGGATCACGATGAACCCCGAAGCCTCGCAAATGCTTGAGTCGCGATCGTTCAGCATTGAAGAGATGTGCCGATGGTTCCGGGTTCCGCCCTTCATGGTTGGTCACATGGACAAACAATCCAGCTGGGCCAGCTCGGTAGAAGCGCAGAACCTGCACTTCCTGACCAACAGTTTGCGCCCGCTGCTGGTGAACATTGAGCAGGAGATCACCCGATGCCTGATCGGTGAGGCAGACGCTGACGAGTTCTTCGCTGAGTTCGCGGTAGAAGGCTTGCTTCGCGCTGACAGCGTTGGCCGCGGTGCTTGGTACAACACGGCCCTACAAAATGGCTGGATGTCCCGCAACGAGGTCCGTCGCCTGGAGAACTATCCACCGATTCCCGGCGGAGACACGTTCACTGTTCAGTCGGCGCTCGTGCCGCTTGACCAGCTCGGCAAGCAGTCAGCCGGCATGTCGCCGGCGGCTACCGCCTTTATGTTGCGCATCACTGCGGCAAATCAGAGCGGGGACAAGGAGGCAATCAAGGAAGCCTTCGACCTGGCTAACAAGGCGCTCGATGCCGGAAACCCCGATGGGCCAATGATGGCCCACGCACTGATATCTCTACCTCGGCTTCTCGCCGCTTGATCCTGGAGTAACCAATGACCCTAAAGACCATTCCGGCGGCGCCGGAGGCTCGGCCGCGCGCGCAGGTTCACTGCGACCTGACGCCGAAGGCCTTGGAGCGGTGGAACCCATCGATCAAGGCGGCGAACACTGACGACAACTCCATCACCATTTATGACCCGATCGGGTTTGACTGGTGGACCGGCGAAGGAGTTACGGCAAAGCGAATCAGCGCTGCACTGCGCTCTATCGGCGACAGCGATGTGACCGTGAAGATCAACAGCCCCGGCGGCGACGTGTTTGAAGGACTGGCCATCTACAACCTGCTGCGCGAGCACAAAGGCAAGGTAACAGTGCAAATCCTCGGCCTGGCAGCTTCGGCCGCATCGTTCATTGCCATGGCGGCGGATGAAATCCAGATCGCTCGGGCCGGCTTCTTGATGATTCACAACAGCTGGACCATGGCCGCCGGTGACCGCAACGACATTCGAGAGGTCGCCGACTTTCTCGAGCAGATAGACGGAACACTCGCTGATATCTACGCCGTACGCACCGGTGACCCCATTGAGGCCATGCGCAAGCTCATGGACGTCGAGACCTGGATGGGCGGCGCTGCCGCAATCGATGCGGGGTTTGCAGACAGCCTTCTGGCATCTGATGCCGCCGTCGAAGATGCCAGCGCATCAGCGCCTCACCAGGTCGCTGCCCGCCGTATGGATTTGATCCTGGCCAAACAGGGCATGCCGCGTTCCGAGCGCCGCGCCCTAATTCAAGAACTCAAGGCTGGTACGCCTGGCGCTACCACCTCCGGCAAGCAGAACGCTGCCGCAACCCCGGCCAACCTGGCCGACCCCATTGCCGAACTACAGGCCGCGCTTTCGCGGTTCTCGGCAGCAGCTACCCAAACCGGAGAACAACCATGAGCGACACCACTGCTGAGCTGTTGAAGAACGTCTCCAACGAGCTCAAGAAGGCCACTGACGAATTCAGCAAACAGGCTGAAAACGCGCTGACTGAAGCCAAGAAAGCTGGCGCCTTGTCGGCGGAAACCAAAAACGCAGTAGACGAACTGGCTACCAAGTTCAACAGCCTGACAGAAGCTGAGAAGCAGCTGAAAGCTCAGCTCGGAGAATTGGAGCAAGAGTTCGCTCGAACCCCTGCCAGCACCGCCGCTGCATCCCGCGACACCGTGGGCGGGGTGGTGATCAAAAGCGAAGCGCTGAAGCAGTTCTCTGCCCACGTCGAGGGCAACCGCCGTGTCAGCATCCCTGTCCACGCGGCGCTACTCAGCACCAACGTGCCCGCCGGTGTGGTTGAGCCGCAGCGCCTTCCGGGCATTGATGTTGCGCCCAAACAGCGGTTGTTCATTCGCGACCTGATTGCTCCGGGCCGAACCACCCAGCCGACGATTTTCTGGGTGCAACAAACTGGCTTCACCAATGCCGCTCGTGTTGTGGCTGAGGGCACCAAGAAGCCGTATAGCGATATCCAGTTCGCGACCAAGATGACCGCTGTGAGCACGCTGGCACATATGTTCAAGGCGTCGAAACAGATCCTTGATGACTTTGCCCAGCTGCAATCGACCATCGATGTCGAAATGCGCTACGGCCTGAAATACGTTGAAGAAGCTGAGATTCTTTTCGGCGACGGTACCGGCGTTCATTTGCATGGCATTGTTCCTCAGGCCACTGCTTTCGACGCTGCATTTGATGTGGACAAGCAGTCTGGTATCGATGATTTGCGCCTGGCGATGCTGCAGGCGCAGCTGGCTCGACTCCCCGCCTCGGGTCACGTCCTGCATTTTATTGACTGGGCAAAGATTGAGCTGACCAAGGACAGCCTTGGCCGCTACATTCTCGCCAACCCGCTGGGCCTGAGCGGTCCGCTGTTGTGGGGTCTTCCGGTTGTCGCAACCGAGATCGCAGCTTTCCAGGGCAAGTTCTTGACCGGCGCATTCCAGACCGGAGCGCAGTTGTTCGACCGTGAAGATGCCAACGTGGTGATCTCCACAGAGAACGCCGACGACTTCGAGAACAACATGATCTCTATCCGTTGCGAAGAGCGTGTCGCCCTGGCAGTCAAGCGCCCTGAAGCATTCATCTACGGCTCGTTCACTGCGCCAGTTGCTTCTGGCGGCTAACCCTGGATAGGCCGCTCAAGGGCGGCCTTTGGAGGCAAGCATGAAAATGATCACCCTAAAACCGCTGTACCTCGGCGGCAAGACGCTGACAGAGGGTTCGCCGTTCATCACGGATGAGCAGCACGGCCGCCAGTTGATCCAAATGAGCTATGCCGATGAGACCGATGACGAGGGCGAGCCACTGGTGGATCTGACTGAGCAGGAAGAGTCGCCAGATCCGCTGACCAGCGACAAGGCTGCTACGAAGCCAGCCGGCAAGAAGAAAGGCTCCTGACATGACAGTGATCCCGATCGAGGTGGTAATGCAGCACTTACGGGCCGATAGCGAGGATCAGAGCTATGTTGCGCTGGTTCTGGAGGCTGCTGAGGATAGTGCGGCCCGGTTCCTGAATCGCAAGTTTTACGCCGACGCTGATGCGCTTGCCGCAGCAGTCCTCGCTGGTGATGCGGGTACTGATCCTATCTTGGTCAACCCATCGATCCGTGCTGCCTGCCTGTTGATTGCTGGCAACCTCTACGGCAATCGTGAGGATGTTGTGGTGGGCACAATCTCTTCCGAGTTACCGATGGGGTATAGGTCTATGTTGATGCCTTACCGCGTCGAGCTGGGTGTGTAATGAGGGCCGGTCCGCTTCGACACTCTTGCATGCGCCGCGGCTACATCGACGGCAAGGATGACCTCGGTCAGCCCTCGAAGGTCTGGGGCGACCTCGGAAAGCTTTGGGCGGAGATCAATATTCCTTCTGGCCGCATGTACGAGGCAGCGTCCCAGATGCAGGTCACGGTCACCGCCGAGATCAACATTCGTTACCGCAAGGACGTGGTGGCGGGTCAGCACCTGGTGCATGACGGGATCACTTACGAAATCATCGCGCCGCTAGCTACCAACCAACGGGACATGCTGAAACTCATGTGCAAAACGGTGAAGCCAAAATGAGCAACGGTTCGCTGACTGTCGTGGGCCTTGGTGAGCTGCAGGCCGACTTCGAGCGCCTGGCCAAGTCCGTAGGTAACAAGATTGCCAGGGATGCCGCCATGGCTGGAGCCAGGGTGGCCAGGGATAAGGCCCGGAGCACGGCGCCAGTTCGAACGGGCAAGCTGAAGAAGAACATCGTTGCCGTCAGCGTGAAACAAGCTGACACGCCTGGCGGTGCTACTGCCGGCATCCGCGTGAAGAAGCCGACCGGAAAGCAAGCAAAGGCGCTGAAGCGTCCCGGCAAAAAGGGGCGCACGTCTAAGACCGATTACGACTCGCCGTTCTACTGGAAGTTTCTGGAACTGGGCACATCGAAGATGCAAGCCCATCCATTCATTCGACCAGCCTGGGACGGCAGCTTGCCTCAAATCGAAAAGGCCGTTGCTGACAAGTTGGCCGAAGGCATCGACAACGCAATCACCCGGTAAACCCAATGATCGAGAAATCACTCATCGACAGGCTTTCGCCTCTGGTCGACGGGCGAGTGTACTTCGGCGTTGCGCCGGAGGACGCCGCACAGCCGCGTCTGGTGATTCAAACGGTAAGCGGCACCACCGGTTTCACTCTCGCCGGCTGGGACGGCTCAAGCGACCTGACTATCCAGCTCGACGCATGGGGCGAAAGCTTCCTGCAGGCGCTCACTCTTGCTGGCCAGGCCTTTAACGCGATGACCACGGATGGCGCCGACTTCACCACCGGCAGCGCAGAACGCCTGGCGGATGTGTTCGAGAACGAAACCAAACTTTTCAGCGTGAGCTGGGAATACACCCTGCAACCATAGGAGGCCACATGGCCGTTCAAACTCCAACGAAAGCGAAGTTCGTCAAGACTCAGGGCACGGCTCTCAGCGTTTCCAAAGCCACCACGCTCGACCCCAAGGCGGTCGGGATTGAATGGGCCGATCTGTCCGTAACGATCAAACAACCGCAGTTCCAGGGTGGGCAGTCGGATGAGATCGAGGTGACGGTGCTTGCCAGTGAGGCGAAAGAGTTCACCGTAGGCCTGGCCGATAACGGCACGTTCAGCATGTCCGGGAACTGGAAGGCTGACGACGAAGCACAGACGGTACTGCGTACTGCCCGCGATGACGGTGAGCCGCGCGCGTTCAAGTCGCTGTTCAAAGACGGCTCGTCCTCCAGCTTCCTCGGCCTGGTCACCCAGTTCACCTGGGACGCCGCACCAAACGGTACCGTTAACGGCACGTTCAACGTGCGTATCACCGGCGCCGTATCCTTCGACCTGCCGGTGGTGCCGTAATGGCCCGGGTAAAAGTCGGCGGCGGGTTTGATCTGCGCTCCATGGCGCTGGACCCGATGCGCAATTTCAAGCATGAGGGTCTGACCATTGATGAATGGGAGGGCGCCAAGGTCGTCGTCAGAGCATTGAGCGCTGGCGATTGGGTCGAGTACCGGCGCCGCGCCGCGCAAGCGGTCGCAGAGGCCCGGCAGGAAGCTGGCCTACCGGCACAGAAGCAAGAGCCAGAGGAAGGCGACGGCGCACCGTCTGAGCCCATGGTTGAAATCCAGTCGTCGCCACTGTATGCATTCGTCCTGGTGCGTGCGTTGCTCGATGAGAAAAATGCCCGGGTGTTCCAGGATGAAGATGTGCCTGCTGTAGCTGAAGCTTTCAGCCCGGTGCACGACCGCCTTGTCGGCAAAGTTTTCGAACTGAGCGGTGTTGCGGCCGGCGCCGGCGGCGAAGATCCGGTAGATGCGGCGGGAAACGACTGACGGAGGAGCCGGAGTTGGCGTTTATGCTGACTCTTGCCCTCCGGCTTGGCATGACGCTCCAGGATCTGCGCTCACGGATGAGCGCGGAGGAGTTGTTCCTTTGGATGGCCTACAACCAAGAATCTCCACTGAGCGATACCCGTGGCGACATTCAGGCCTCGATTATTGCTGCTTCGGTGTTCCAGGCCCAGGGTGCGAAAGTTTCTGCTGTCGACCTGATGCCTAAATGGAAGGAAGAAGCCGCAGTGGTGGTTGATGAGGCGGCGCAGGCCGAGGAGGGGGAGCAGCTGTTCAAGGCGTTTTTGATAGTCAAATCTTCAGAAGCCTGAAAAACTGCCTGCCTCGATGGCTCTATCCTCATGCTAGATTCTCTGTTTTACAAGGAGGATTCTTATGAGGAAGTGCGCGGTTTTAGTTGCTGCTTTAATCACAGGTTGTGGGAATTCGGAAAGGCCGGATTCAGAAGTCGTGATTGATGAGGCCGCTTTATCAGTTTATTCAAAAGAGCATTATCCCAAGACATTCCAGAAATGGGGCGATGCCGGCGTCGAACGAATAAAAGTTGCTGAGCGAACTGCGCTCTCAAAGGCAGCAAAGCAATTGCAGTGCGACAAAGTTGAGTACGTTGGGCTCTCTGAGCAAATGAGTAGCCCACCTTCAACAATAGTCGTTTATGCAGACTGCGTGAATCGATGGCGTTTCTATATCGATCAAAATTCTAAAGTTCTCAGTAGTGAGAGAACCAAATAACCCGCCAAGGCGGGTTTTTTAACGCCTGGAGAAAAGCATGTCAGGGCAAACCCTACGCTCCCTTATCGTCAGCGTTTCAGCCGAGACAAGCGCATACCAGCGCGAGATGGCAAGGGCTGGCCGTATGGGGCAAAGCTATCTCCGAACCATAACGTCCGGAAACCGTGACGCGACCAGTTCATGGCGATCTCAAGAGGCAGCAGTCCGGGCTCAAGGCTCAGCAATGCAGGCGCTCACCTCAACTGTTGGCGGGTATGCAAAGGCCATGGCCGGCGCTCTTGCTGTGGGAAACGTCATTCACCAAGCAGATAGCTGGAATCAGGTTAATGCCCGACTGAAGCAAGCATCCTCAAGTACTGAAGATTTTGCTGTAAGCCAAAAATCGCTCTTTGAAGTAAGCCAGCGCACTGGTACAGCATTTTCCGACAATGCCAATCTATTCAGTCGTTCGTCCGCATCTATGCGCGAGTTTGGATTTTCATCGAGCGATGTTTTGGGTGTGACCGAGGCGCTGGCACTCGGGCTTCAGCTCTCCGGCGCTGGCGCAGCTGAAGCTTCATCAGTAATTACACAGTTCTCCCAGGCTCTAGGCCAGGGGGTAGTGCGTGGGGAGGAGTTCAACTCGGTCAATGAAAACGGCGATCGCGTAATCCGGGCGCTTGCCACCGGCATGGGGGTTGCCCGTAAAGACCTTAAATCGATGGCGGACGAAGGCCTGCTGACCATTGATAAAGTGGTACCCGCGCTGATTAGCCAGCTCGGCGCGCTTCAGGGAGAGTTTAAGGATTTGCCAGGCTCGGTAAGTCGAGCCACTACAACCGTCAGCAACTCATTCCAGGCATGGGTTGGCGGAATGGACGGGGCGACCGGGAGCACCAAAATACTCGCGCGCGCGGTTACGTTTGTTGCCGAAAACATGGACGTACTTGCGGCCTCGGCGCTTACCGTTGGGGCTGCTTATGGCGGCCTGAAAGCGGGAGATCTTATCAAGAGCCTGTGGGCCCAAGTTGGTGCTATTCGGGAAGCAAACTCAGCTGAAATCGGACGTACAAAGGCGCAGCTCGATTCCGCCAATATGGCGGTCCGAAGAGCTGGCGCTGAGACCGTGGCTGCTGAAGCTCAGGTTGCTGCAACGAAATTTACTGACGCACACGCCGCCGCCCTTAGCCGCTTGCGTATCGCCAGGCTCGCTGATGCGCAGGCGGCCGCTGCGCAAACTGCAGCTCAGTCCGCACAATCAGCTGCGACTTCGATAGCTGGGCGCGCCGGTGCAGCTCTTCTTGGTGTGATGGGCGGCCCTGCTGGACTTGCACTGACCGTCGGCGCCGTTGCTGCCAGCTATCTTCTCTTCACTGATAACAGCGAAAAGGCAAGGAAGGCCACGGTCGACCTTAAGCGTCCTGTTGAGGAGCTGCGCAAAGAGTTTGCCGAGCTTGGAAAAGAGCAGGCTCGATACAAGCTCGACGGCGTTATTCAGCAGCAGGCGGACGCACAGGTCGCGGCCCAGAAGGCGCTGCGCGAGATCCGCGCCGCGGCCCAGGGTAATGACAAGTGGGGCGACACCTATTCGGCCAACCCGTTCCAGCGCGATCGGGCGGTGACAGACTTCAATCGCCGCATCGCCGGCGGCCAGGATATTGATTCCGCCAGCCAGCAGTTGGTCGCGGCAATCGGCCCAAACAAGGACATGACCAGCGCCATCAACGCCTCGGCAGCAGCGTACGGTGAGGCCATCAAGGCCTCCGGCGATTACGGTGACGTCGCCAATATACTGACAGCACGATTAAACGATGTCGCCGACGCGGCCGGTCAGGCCGGTGCGGGCCTGAAGACAATAGAAGGCCCGGATCAGAAAACGATTGACGGCTGGACCAGTTACTCCAAGACGCTGGTGGAGCGACTGAATTCGGTGCGGGATGGCGGAGACCTGGTCGGTGAGGTGAATCGCCGTATTGAGCGTGAGGGCGTCGACCCAGCTACTGCGGAAGGCTGGCGCATTCTAGCCGGTGCTATCAAAGGTTCCGAGGCTGCGGCCAAGGCGTCGGAGGAAGCCCAGCAGAAGGCGAAGAAAACGGCGGAGGATATTCACCGCCAAGCCGAACAACTCAACAACGCTTACAAGCAGACCCTGGCCAACCTCACACAGCAGGTAGCGCTATATGGTGAAACTACCGAGATAGGGCGCCTCCGCTACGAGCTCACCACTGGCGAGCTTTCGAAGCTATCAGCGAAGAACAAGGTAATGCTCGAGGGCAAGGCCATTGAGCTCGACGCGCTCAATGCCAGAAAGGCCTATGACGGCTTGATGTCAGGCCTTCAAACCAAAGAGCAGGCCCTGCTTGCAACCACGAAAGAGCGGATGCAGGTCCTGGAAACAGCCAATCGCGCTGGGAAGCTGTCGTCAGACGACTATCGCGCCGGCGCTGATGCCATCTCGAAAGCCACCGTTACCGAGGCACCAGAGTTTGGTGGCATCGACTCCTCGGTGGGCGGGCCGTCCGGTGAGCTGGTCAAGATTGCAGAGGCCGAGGCCGCCCTGAAAAAGTGGCACGACAAGCAGATGTCGATGCAGGCCGAACTTCGCGATCAGATCCTGGCCGACCAGCAAAGCACCAACGAACAGAAGCTCGCCGCCGAGCAGCAGTACTTGGACCGCGTGGTGGAAATCAACCAAACGAACCAGGCACGGCTTTCAGACATTCAGGGCGCTTACAAAGTGGCCGTGATCGGCACATTCAGCGAGCTGTCCGGCCAGGCCGCCGACATGGTTGGCAAGATTGCTGGCGAGCAGTCCGGCGCTTACAAGGCGTTGTTTGTCGCGCAAAAGGCGTTCGCGGTGGCGTCGATCATCATGAACGCCCAGATAGCTGCAGCGAAGGCACCGGCTGAACTGACCATCCTGGGCGGTATCCCGGTGGGCGCGGCGCTGCTGGCTGCTGGTTACGCTAATGCGGGCATGGTCGCCGGCATGGCGCTGGCCGGCTTCTCTGACGGTGGCTTTACCGGGCCGGGTGGCAAGTTTGAACCGAAGGGGGTGGTTCACGGCGGCGAGGTGGTCATCCGCAAGGAGGTGGTCGATCAGCCAGGAATGAAAGATTACCTAATCGGACTGAACCGCAGCGGTAAGCCTGGCTATGCAAGCGGCGGATTCGTCGGAAGCCCAGGTATCACACCGGCCTTCACCGCTCCATCTGTCGCGCCGGGTGCTGGGTCAGGCTCTGCTCCGGAGATTCACCTTCACATCAATGGCGACGGATCTGGTGGATCTGTGAACGCGCCGGAAGGCTATGAGCAGATGGGGCTGGCGCTGCTTGCCACCGCACGCTCCGAAATGCCCAAGATCGCGCGCCAGGTGATCGTGCAAGAGAAAGGACAGAATGGCCTGCTCGATCCCAACAATCGGAGAAACAGCTGATGGCAGAGGTATTCAACTGGTCGCCCAGGGTTGGCTCTTCCGGTGACGACCAACCCGACGTGCTTGAGTCGAAGTTCGGTAATGGCTACAGCCAGCGTTTATCCTTCGGCATCAATAATATCGCCGGTACATACGCCGTTTCCTTTACGGGCGGTGAGGCTTATATCAAGCCGATCCGGGAATTCTTCAAGCGGCACAAGGGGGCAAACCACTTCTTGTGGACCCCGCCGCTCGAGGTTCAAGGGGCTTACATCACAACCGGTGGCTGGAAGCTGCAAACCCACGGCAACAAGAAGTACACCCTCAGCACCACTTTCCAGCAGGTATTTAACCCATGATCACTTTGGACGACCAGAAGCTCGAGCCGGGCGCGGTTATTCAGCTGATTGAGTTGGACGGCGAGGCGCGTGGAATGGGCATCTTGCGGTATCACGCGCATCAACAGTCCACGCCGATCATCTGGAAGGGCGACGTGTATCTACCACGTCCTTATGAGACCGGCGGGTTCGGGCGCAGCGTTGAAGGCAACAACTCCACACCCATGCTGAAGATCAGCAATATCGACGGAACGATTACAGCGTTATGCCGGCGATTCCAGGGGATGAGTGGGGTAAAGCTGACGGTTCGACAGACGTACGCGAAATACCTGGACGCTGCGAACTTTCCTGAGGGCAACCCCACGGCCAGCACCATGGAGAGGCTGGACATCTCCTATATCAACCAGGTCACCAGCTTGTTGCGCGAGGAGGTGGTGTTCTCGCTGGCGCCGCCGACCGCTGTTAAAGGCCAGAGGTTGCCAGGCGGCCTGATCATGAACCGGTGCGAGTGGTGCCTGTGGGGCGAGTACCGCGGCCCCGACTGCAATTACACCGGGATCAAGATGTTCGACGTCGACGGCAACCCCGTAGACGACCCTGCGCTCGATCGCTGTGGCGGCCGGCCAAGTGACTGCGAAATTCGCTTTGGGAAGGGCAACCCACTGTCGTTCGGTGGCGCTCCTGGCGCTGCGCTTATTGGATAGACCCTATGAACAAGACGATGCTGAAACAAATTCAGGCGCACGCGGCGGCTGAGTTTCCCAAGGAAAGCTGCGGCGTGGTGATCCGTGAGGCGGGGCGGCTGAAGTACGTTCCATGCCGCAATGATGCCAAGACGCCGAGCGAACACTTCATCATCAACCCCGAGGATAAGTGTGACGCTGAGGACCGCGGCGAGGTGACGATGATCATTCATTCTCATCCTGACGTGCCTCCCGTGCCGAGCATGACCGATCGCGTCAGCTGCGAATTGCACGAAAAGCCTTGGGGCATTGTGAGCTGGCCGTCTGGCGAGTACTTCGAGTTTAAGCCCGACGGTTACCAGGCTCCGCTGGTGGGCCGCGAGTTCGGTCACGGCCTGCTCGATTGCTACGCACTGTGCCGCGATTACTACGAGCGCGAGCACAGGATTGAACTGCCGAACTACCCGCGCCGGGACGGCTGGTGGAACGATGGTGAGAGCCTCTACGAGAAGTACTACGAGGAGGCCGGTTTCTATCCGGTTTCGATGCCGCGCAAGGGCGACATGATCGTCATGCAGATCAACGCCGCTGCACCGAACCACGCAGGAATCTATCTGGGTGACGGTTTGCTGACCAGCGCCCCGGAACTACACCCGGCCCCGGGCACCTTCCTGCATCACCGCTACAACAAGAAATCCACCCGCGACGTTTACGGCGGCATGTGGGCTGATTACACCGTGCTGATTCTTCGGCACCAACGAGTGCCGGAGGTTGACTGATGGCCATGAGAGCAACGGTTCGCCCCCAACCCCTGGTGGTACTGGTGATGCTTTACGGGGTGCTGGGCACACGATTTGGCCGGGTACACCACTTGGCGGTTGCATCTTGCGCTGAGGCGGTCCATGCCCTTTGCGTGAAGATACCCGGCTTCCGGCGGTTTCTTCGCTTTTCGGAGGAGCGCGGCCTGACTTACGCAGTGTTCCGCGGAAAGAAGAACCTGAGCGAAACCGAGATTGAGATGCGCCAGGACACGGTAGAGCCGATCCGTATTGCGCCAATTGTGATTGGCAGCAAGGGAGGCGGCCTGTTCGCCACCATTGCCGGTCTCGCCCTGGTGGTGGTCGGCGCTATCACCCAGCAGTACTACCTGATAGCAGCTGGTGCTGGTTTGATGATCGGCGGTATCGCCATGAGTATGTCCCCGTCACCGGTGGGCGTGCTGGACAAGGAAGGCGATGGCAACAAGCCTTCCTACGCGTTCGGCGGCGCGGTCACTACGATGGCGCAAGGCCGCTGCAAACCGCTGCTCTACGGCGAACGCGATATCGGCGGCGCCCTCATTTCGGCTGGCGTCTTCTCGGAAGATCAGCAGTAAGGAAAACCCATGTCCAAAATCGCAACAGCGCCTGCTGCAAAGCATCGGCGCCGGCCTGCTGCTGCCCGCGTTTTGGGCGGCAAGGGCGGAGAAAAGAAGCCATACACGCCTTACAAGGCGCCCGATAGTGCGCTTTCGGTAGCCACCGTAAAGCTGCTGTATGCGCTGAGCGAAGGTCCGATTGTTGGCCCGGTTGATGGCTTGCGGTCGATCAAGCTGAACGGCACGCCACTTCTCTCCCCTGACGGGAGCGAAAACTTTCCTGGAACCATCTGGGATTTTCGGCCCGGTACCGTCGATCAGGAGCATATCGCAGGCTTTCCTGCGATCGAGAACGAAGCCTCTCAAGGTCTGCCGGTCGAGCTGAAATCGGACACCCCGTGGACTCATGCAGTCACCGACCAGCAGTTGTCAGCCGTGCGCGTGCGGCTGTCGTGGCCGCAGATATGGCAGGTCAAGACCAATGGGGATCAGATCGGCTATCGCATTGATTATGCGATTGACCTATCGGTCGACGGCGGCAGCTATCAGACCGTCCTGTCGGCCGTCCTGGATGATAAGGGCACGACTGAATACGAGCGAACCCATCGAATCGATCTGCCCGAAGGCTTCACCAGTGCCCTGGTACGAGTGCGCCGGCTCACCCCAAACCGCAACGACTCAAACTTCGCGGACCTGATGCGGATCAAGGGCCTGACCGAAGTCATCGACAAGAAGCTGCGCTATCCAAATCTCGCCTTGGGCGGCCTGCAGTTCGATGCCAAGCAGTTTCAGGACACGCCGAAGTTTGCGGCGCTGATGCGCGGTCGAATCGTGCAGGTTCCGACCAACTACAGCCCGGAAACCCGCACCTATACAGGAGATTGGAACGGCACCTTTAAACTGGCCTACACCAACAACCCGGTCTGGGTCTGGCGCGACCTGCTGTTGCACCGCCGCTACGGCCTTGGCCGCCGTATTACCGCCGACATGGTGGACCACTGGACGCTGTACGAGATCGGGCGCTATTGCGACGTGATGGTGCCGGACGGCAAGGGCGGCCTGCAGCCGCGAATGACCACCAACGTGTACATCCAGGATTCAGTTGAGGGTTACGCACTTCTTTCCGACCTTGCCAGTGTGTTCCGCGGCAGCAGCTGCTGGAACGGCTCGAAGGTCACCATGGTGGCTGATATCCCCGGGAATGAAGACGGCTACGTCTTCACCCGATCCAACATCATCGGCGAGTTCGAATATGTCGCTGCCGCGTATCCCGATCGGCACACCCGCGCCAAGGTGGCCTGGGACAACCCGGAAAACGAGTTCAAAACCCAGCCCGCTCCTGTAACTAACGACGAGCTGATCGGCGTGCTTGGCCACCGTATGCTTGATATCTCGCGGTTTGCCTGCACTGTTGAGGGCGAAGCAATCCGCCACGGCGTCTGGGCGCTCAAGTCCGAACAGTACGAAGAGTGGTCGGTGACCTTTACCGCGGGCATGGAAGGCCGCAACGTCGAGCCAGGGCAAATCATCTGCGTGGCAGATGAATTGTTTTCTGGGCGCGCCAATGGCGGGCGCATCAGTGCCGCAACCAAGCGTGTGATCACGCTGGACATCGACGCTGAGGTGCACGAGGAGGACCGTTTAATCCTCAACCTGCCGAGCGGCAAGTCCGAGGGCCGTATCGTTAAATCCGTTTTCGGCCGTTTGGTCACCGTCATGGCGGACTATTCGGAACTTCCAGAGCCTGAGTGCAGCTGGTCCGTGGAAAGCGCTGATCTTGCCGTAATGCGGTTCCGGGTGCAGACCATTGAGCCGCAAGGGCTGCACCAGTTCAAGATTGCGGCCACTCAGCATGAGCCGTTGAAGTATCCGGCGATCGATACTGGTGCACGGATTGACCCACAGCCCACCAGCATCATTCCACCTGGCGTTATGTCGCCGCCGGCTAACATCGGCATCGCAGCGCGCAGCGTGGTGTCGCAAGGGATTGCAGTCACCAGTATGCGCATCACCTGGGATTCGGTGCCAGGGGCTATTGCCTACAACGTGGAATGGCGCAAGGACAGTGGCAACTGGATTCGTCTACCACGTACGGGGAACCTTGGTGCCGAGGTCGAGGGAATTTACAGCGGGCGCTACGTCGCCCGCGTGAGTTCGATTAACGCCATGGACGTGACGTCAATCTGGGGTAGCAGTTCTGAGGTTGTAC